CCAAGATTTTGCCCACTGGTTTGTCGTGGTCGTGCATGAATAGGAGCGTACCGAATCCGTTTTTCATGTAGCTGGACAAAATAGGCTCTGACCAATTCCAGGCTGCCACAACGTCCTGTACCCGGTCTTTGGTAGTGGTATTGGCGTACCCTTCGATGTAGATTGCATTATCTGGTATCTTTCCGTCCAGCGTTGCGGGTGGTGTGATCGCCTTAAACTCCCAGGATGTGAATATCTTTTCCTGCACTTTGTCCAAAACCTCGGCCATGTGTACGATTTTCAACAAAAATCTACTTATTGCACGGGCTTTGGAATGGTGGTGGGTTGGTGGTCGGACGTTTTTGACTGAAAAATAAATTTCAATTCAGGTAAAATAATTTTGTGCACTATTATAAATACACTTATATTTGTGTACATTAATTCACAACCACAATTTACAACGATGACAAACAAACTAATTGCATTCAGAAATACCGATCAAGACGGCGATATTTGGAGCGAAACGGCTATTGTTTTTAGGTCGGAAGATGATGTAAAAAAAGCCTTCCAACCAGATAGCGAATTTTTGATTAGTCTTTTCACTGACCCAGAAGACGAAGACAGAACTTTACAAAGTTTTAAGGTTCAGGAAATAGGTGGAATTATTAACAGTATAACATTTTGGACTGAATATGCGCATGAAACGAGGCTAGTTCGCATGTATAATGGGTATATCTTTGAGTAACCCTGCCCCGAAAGGGGCTTTTTTATTTCTTCCCAGTAACCCTTCTTAATTTCCTCTCAGTAAGCCCCCATTTTATCCGCAATTGCTCACAGCTCATACCCTTTTGGGAGTCCTCTCGTATCAATGCCGCTGTCAATTGCTCGTACGTCATGTTGAGCAACAAGGCCAAAGGCTGTTTAGGAATGTCTGCAATGCTTGACGCTTTAGCCCCGGCAATGCGGTTATAAAAAATCACAATCACTTTTTCAATGTCGATGCGGGTAGACTCCCGTCGTGTATAGCCCATTTGATCCATTTTTTAATGTCCTTCAAATCTGCACAGCATTCAGAGCCGCGCCAAAATCCAAGCTGGAAAAGTGTCTTTGCATCCTCCCAGGTAATTTCCTGCTCTGCCATATCGGAAATGGCTTGCTTTTGTTCGTCGCTTAAATGTACCGTCCTGATCATTTTTTTCTTGCAAGTTACGTCGGCGCTAACTATATTGTGGTTCAATTCAATAAAAACGCTTTAAGCATCTAAATTCAAAAACCATGAAATAGTTATCAACCAACCAAGAGACGAAAAGGCTAGGCAATTTAATTATTGCTTGGCCTTTTTTTATTGTATCGTGTTTTCACTTTCTTCTGCCAAAGTTACGGGTGTGCTTACAAAGCTGCCCCGGTGGTCTTTAACTGCCAGGGCTTTGAATAGCCGATACCCGTAGTAATCAACGAGCACGGGTTTACGAAAATCCAACTCTTTATAATCCTGCTCAGTAAGCCAAAGCAGCAATTCAAAGTCTGCCTTTTTGTAAAAATCCTTTACAATTTTCAGCCTCCAAAACGCTGTGTAAAAGTCGCCATTGCTTGAGCCGTATACGGGACGGTAAAACCCGGCTACACTTACTGCGCGTGTGGGCCACTGCGATAAGTACCCAAACTCAGATATGGCAACGCCTTCGTAAACGAGTTGATAAGGGTCGCCGCTGCTATTCAACTGTTCAACTAGCCCGTGGTTATACGCTACCCGATACCCAAGCTTTTTACTCAGTTTCCCATCTTCATTGTCCCACAACGCCATAAGCGCGGGGGTTGCGTCAACGCTGGAACCGTCAGGCAGAAAGCCGATTTCCTCAACTGTGGTGTCTCGCTCAATCGTTGGCTCAAAAATGGGGTTTTCAAGGGTCTTTGTTTCCTCTTTTGCGCCCCCCGTGTCAACGAGTTTTGACCAAATTTGAACGGGAAAGTTGCGGCTTTCAATGAATGAATCAGAACTATCCTTGAATTGTAGGCGCAAATATCGTTCGTGCTGTTCGGTTATTTCGCGTTTGACCAAAGATCCGCCTTGTACTTTGGTGGTGAGGTCAAGCGCAGAGTTTAAGAAAAACCCCTCCATTACGGTCGCGTCAATACTGGTTTGGTATGGCGGATAAAGGCTGATTGTTTTTGTATTGAAGTCTGGTTTAATAATGCCGCTGACCATGTGTTGCATCCCCTTGAATAAATCCAAGGCATTGAGGTTGGGGTCAATCAAATCACCTAAGTTGATGGTATCGTTTTCGATGTACCGAGGTGGATCAGGTTCAAATCTCAATTCCCCTCCTAGATTCAGTGTCCAAGGGTAGTCAATTCCCCCAGGTGTGATCTTATCCGCATACTCAACATAAAGGGTGAAAATATCCCCACGGTTCACGTTTTCAAGTCTCAAATTTATGTCAAGGGTGATTGTTTGGGCTTCGCCTGCAATGCCCTGGTATTGATCCAGCAAAATTATATCGCCATTCGTTACGGCGCTATCCCAAATAACTATCAAAGACCATGTTGCCGATGGGCTTAAAGCGGGTGTTGTTGGTAAAAATATGGTTCCTGACAGCCTAATAAAAAGATCAATCCCATCCTGACTTAAATCACCCGATGGGTACAAGTAGCCGCCCGGCGCAACTGGCGGAACTAGCCTATCGTATAAGTTGAACGGGTCGTAAACCGTATCCGGGAAAATTATGTTCGTTACACTGCCATCAAAAGCCAAATCCGTATTATTGGCAACCGTAACCCGCAAAGGGTCTTGCTTGCCGTCGTAGCTGTACCAGTGCTCACCTGAAATGTAACCGTAAAGCCGATTAAAGGGCCAAACATCCCAAACGCTGCTTTCAAATTGCCAGCCAATGGCACAAAAACAGGCCCTAATGACCTTGGTAAGATTAAACCACATGCGCAAATCCTTGAGCGTTGCGCTTCCTTCCTGGTTCCAACCGCCATAACTCGCAAGTGTTGGCGTTGCCATGATCGTTGTATCACTCCAAGCCGCTGCTATTTCTGCATCACTGTACTCAAATTCCCCTAAATCCACATCTCTAACCCGTAACCTTTGGAGTTTTTCAGCCCAATTTGAGCCGTATATTTCAACTTCATACCCTTCCTCCTTGGTTTCGGTGAGCCTGATTTCGTCAAACTCCAAGATCTCGCCATTGTCCCATACCCATACATCTACCGCCGCCGTATAGTCTGCAAAGAAATAGTCGTTACCAGGGCTGCGAGGTAGCGTAAAAGACAAAGCAACTTCCTGGCTTACCTTATTCTCTGTATCAAGCTCACTACGACTCTTTGACTTGCGGATGCCGTAGTCCTCTGGCAAATCGAAATAAAACTCACCATCGGTTAGTAAATGCGTAGGAATGCCAGAAATTTTCTTTGCTTTTATCATTTCGTTGGTGTAGATTTGTGGCGTTGTGAATTATGAGGTATTTGTTTTATGTTCATGAAGATTAGGCATAGGGTAAATGTCACTGCGGGGGTTAACAGCCCCCTTTTTTATTTGTGCCAACGGGTTCCCGATGCACTTTTAAACACGCCTTCAAATCGCTTATCCCCTCCCCTGTTCATGTTCACAAAGTTACCCCTGGTCATTTGTAAGCGCTCCAACTTCGATACCGTTCCCGAACTCGTTTCCACCTGCTTTATCCGGTAAATTTGTGGGCTTCGTTGCAATTGCTCAAACATGCCCCGGTTCAATTCGTTGATGGGTTCGGAGATATACACTAACTCATTTTGCGCATCGGTGATGGTGTCTACCCTGGCAACATCCTGTATCTGATCTTCGTAATCCCTGCCGCCTGGTTCAAAGATTCGAGTTGATGCTGTCACGCCTTGGTTGAGTGCTCGGAGTTCTCCAAACCTGATACTATCAAAGCTTCCCAAGTCGCCCAGGTAAATGATTACTTCTTTGCAGTCGCAATCTTGGTGCGAGAATGTTCTGACCAACTTTTCAGAATATGCGGTTTTCACATCACCATCTGTGTAGGCGAAGACTTGAATATCTACACTATCCGCTGTATCGAGTAGGCCCGTGTATGATCCGTTAAGTGTGCCAATGGGGACAAAAAAGAAACGGTGAGCGTCGGTGTCTGGGCTTGCTGCAATGGTTTCGGTGGTTTCTCCGATGTGGATTGTAAACTCAATTAAAAAAGGATCAGCCGTGCGCCATGACCCATCATTGACTAAGTAAATGCCAGCCAATTCAAAGAAGTCATTGCACAGATACCGCCTTAATGGGTTTCCCGTTACCCACTTTACAAGTGGATCACCTGGGCCGTCATCGCTGGGATCGCTGGTGTATGGTGCAAACCCCAATTGATCAGTGGGCTGAAAGATGGAATTGATAAGGGTAAACAAATCGCCTTGTACAACCTCTTCCACGTCCTGTTGGCAGATTGAGTTTTGATTGATCAGCGCCGCTTTGAAAAGTATGTCCAGATAAAAATTATCCTCAGCCCAAAATAACAGATCGGTTTTGGGTTCGTAGGTGCTGAACAGAAAAGCAGGATCAAATTTGATAGAGCACACGCCATTTACCCCGCTTGGGTCAATCGCCGCGGACTTTCGGCCCACAATGCGCGTTGAATCTGCGTATAAATCCCAAATCACAAACTTGCTCTTTCTGCTTTCTGTAGTGCCGTTGGTGCTGGAAACTGTTGGCGGGTTGGTTAGCGCGTTAAATACAAAGGTGAACGGAGACAATGCCCCAGGCTTTGACCTGGTTACGGTCACTACACCCCCGGCATGAGTTATAACCCAGTCCAGAAAATCAGGGTTGATTGAAAGCATCCCGGCAAAGTTGGCGGCGGTGTCTTCTTTGGCGGCTTCGTGGTGGTAGGTAAGTGCCGTAAAAGGAAAAGCTGAATCAGTGGTGAAAAGAGAATCCACTACAATTACTTCCAGTGCGTCAGCTTCGGCCCCATCAACAAAGGTTAGTGTGAAGGTTGCGAAAGCATCCGCACTATTTAAAAAATCCGTTGTGCCCAACAACCATTCCAAGTACTTACTCTTTGGCTGTGGTACTGTATCGCTTGGTTGACTTGTTATCGTGAAGCTCATATCTTGCTTTTTTGTTCTGCCTGTGAAATCCTTTCATTTTCCCGGTTGGCTACAACTAGCCCAGCCTCTACCCCTCGTTTGGCTCCGACTCCAACGGCTGCGGCCATGTTTTGGATCGAGTTGGCATCTATTGAAACAATGCTTATTCCACCGGACACACCCACATTCATTTTGGAGAAATTAGGCTCAAGTAATCCCCCTTGCTCAAACTTTACCCCATAGCCCCGGTCGGCATTGATGGCAGATAATACAACCCGCTTACCTGGGAAGTTTACCGCGCTCAGTTGTTTCAAAATAGGGTAGTAGCGCCCGGTGTTGTGCTTGTTGACTATGGCGGTTCCCCCTTGGCCATCATCTCCAATCCATTCCCCGCCTTCGGCTTCAATGGTGGTATTGCCTACTTGAACAGGAACACCCCCGTGTGCGTGGCTTGGCCCTTTTATGATCATGCCTTTGGCGGCTTTCTGTGCGCTGATTTGTGCGATCTGGCTTGTAGTGGTAAAGGTCAGAAATGCAATTTGGGCAGCCTTGTAAAGTGCGCCCAACGGATCAGGTATGATTGAAGGAGTGGCCAGGATATTGACAACACCGGATGCAAGCGAAGACAAGGCAGAGGCAATCCTGAACCGCTTTTGCTGTTCAAACTCTTTCTTTCTGATGCGCTCCTGCTCTGCTGCAAGCTCTTTTTCAAGCTTTTCTTTCTTTTTGGTGTTATCCCCTGCCAACTCAATTTCTTTGGCGTAACGCTCTTCTATGGCGTTTAATTCGGACTCATTGCGCGCACTGGCAAGGCCCGATATTGCGGCCCCGGCCTCTGTGAGTGTGTCAAAAAATCTACCGGATGTAAAGAAGTTGCCAAACTCTTCAAGTAAAGCGTCTAAACTTACCTCAAAATCTGTTCTGGTTCTGGTCGTGAATTGCTGTACACCTTCGCCAATTCCTTTCCCAAGGTCAGCAAGTCTATTGAGTAGGCTTTCCCCTACGACCTTTAGCCCTTTTTCAGATACTTGCACCTGCTTCAATACCCCGTCCTCAGTTACTGTTTGGGTACGCTGGAAAGTCCTTTGTGAAGCGTCCTGTATTTTTTGCGCCTCTCCGATAAACCCGGTAAGGTTATCGAGTAGTATCTTTTGTTCCTTTTCTGCTTTACTTAGCAGGTCTTTTGCGGAAAACAGGCGTTCAAATAATGCGGGTTGGTCTTTGGGTGCGGCCCTTTCAATCTCCCTTTCCAGCTTCGACACTTCGCCTCTAAGAAATGCAAGGGAACCTTTCCCGAACTCTTCGGCGACCTTTTTCGCCTTGGATATGCTACTGGTTATCTTATCGACTTTTTTCGCTGCCTCTTCGCTTCCTGCTCCGAATTGCAAAACGTCACCTTTGCCTTTGTTAGCCAGGTCGATAAATGTTTTCAGGCTGTCGGCTGATGCTTTGGTTTTCTTTTCGGTGCGATCCAGTGGCGCAAAGATGATATTATAAAAGTCGTTGACTTTGTTACCAAGAAAAGTAAAGCCCTTGATTAAGCCATTGACGGTAGCAACCAAGAACTCAAAAGGTTTTTTGGCTAATTCTGCTATCTTCAAAAACGAACTAAATCCACTTGCGGCCCCTTCTCCGTTTTCTTCAACCACTCCCAGGCTTGCCCCAAGTTCTGAAATGCTTGAGGAAAGTGGGCCTAAGATTGCTCCCAGGTCTTTTACGCCTTCAATAACCAATAGTAAGACCTCCAAAAGCTTTGTTTGGATAATGGTCGTTACATCGCTTAAATTGGCCCCGGCCCCGCCTATGCTTTCGGATACTTCAACGAGTGTCCGATTAAACTCGGTGTTGATCTCAAGTGTGCGAAGCTGTGCGCTTTGATATTCATTGGTGGTGTCGATCAATGAAAGTGTAGCCTGGTCAACATCTTTTAGGGACTTAATAAACTTTATCCCTGCATCCTCACCCGCGCCCCTGAACACATCCGCAAGAACAGCCCCGGCCTTTGGCCCATTTTCTTGCACGGTGTCAAGTTGCTTGGCAACCTCTGCAATAGCCCCGCCTATGCCCTTTTCTCCAATGATCTTTTGGATTTCGGCACCACTGATTCCAATTCCCTTGAGTGCGAGTAGGGTAGCGGGTGTAAGTTCCCGCAAGCTCAAAGCCGCTTCTTTTACCGCGTCGGCACCTTTGTCGGAGAAAATACCCTCAGTTGCTTGCCTATTGGCGACTTTAAAAAATTGATCTGCATTTAATCCAGCTTCTTGGAAAAGCCGTGGGTACTCCCTGATGGTGTCTAAGAACTCACCATTGGCGTTTGATCCAGCAACAAAACCTTCCTCGATTCTGGTTAGGGCTTCGCCAAATGTGATATTGAAAGCCTTGGAAACGGCGTTGGCACTTTCAATGATCCGCTTTTGATCCTCTCCGAATGTATCAGCAACGCCCTTTATCCGTGCTGTGAAGTCATCGAGGTCGGCCCCGCTTGCGTCGGTAAGTGTTGAGATTTCACCCCTCAATTCCCGAATGCCTTGCACTAATTCGTAGACATTTTGCAAGGCCCCAATTAAAGCCTGCCCTATTTCTGCTGCTGCGCCTGGGATTGAGGCAAAAGCGGCAATGTCAAACCCTGAAAGCTGGGTGAATACACCTTGGAAAGCTTCGCCGTAGTTACCAACATTGCGTTGGAATTGGCCTAATGATGCGTCTATGTCTTTTAATTCGTGGTCAAGTTCCTGAATACGTTTGATAGTACGTGCTCCAAATGCGCCTTGCCTTTCTTCTGCTGTCAGGTCTTTGTATGAGTTGCGAAGCCGTACCAATTCAGCGTTCAATGCCCGGTATGAGTTCTTGCCCTGATCCGCGTTTTGTTTGAATTGGTTAATGGCGTTGCGCTCTTGCTGCCTTTGCTCTTGCTGGATCGTCTTGAGTGCTGCGATCTGGGTTCCAAGCCGCTTGTATTCGTCAGTGTTGAACTTCTCAGCCTGACGGGCTTTAGTAGTGTCCCGTATGGCCCTAGCCAAATCCTCTTGACTGTTGACCGCCGTTTTTACGCCTTTGATTTCAACTTCGTAAACCAGAACCTTTGTCATGCTGCTATTTTTCGTGCTTCTTCGATCGCTGCTTGGTAGATTTCGTCAAAGTTCTCTACCAAAAGCTCAAAGACTTTGAATTGCTCTTCAATGATTTTTTCCGCGTTCATCTCAAAGCCAAACTTTATCCACTCGGTACGTCTCCCGTTTTTGGAAAAGGCAAACGATCCAGGTAACGGGAACCCAAGTACAGCGGCTTTATTGAGTGTCAGAAACGTGAACCGCTTTAGATTCGACTCAGAAAGCCCAGGTTTTACCACCATGGCCCACTGCAATAACCTTGCCTCTGCCGCCGCGCTTGTGTCTACTTTACTCGCTGGTATTCCCGTGTCCAAATCTAAAAGGTAATCATTGCCCTCTATGCCAATTCGCAAAGTATCTCCGACACTTTCGACAACTTTTGCCTTTAGCGAGGCGATGCCCCGGCCTGTTGCAACGTGGCCCTGTTCCCTCAATTCGTCCTTGCCTTTTTCAACTAGGCTTTCCACGGCATTCAGGGCAATGCCCACTAATTCCTGATACGTGACTATCCGCATGACTCGCAATTTGTAACGGGAACAACTGAGCTAGTGGGGTCGCTGTACTTCATTCGGGTTTCAATGGTTTCGCAAACTTGGATTGTGAACTCAACTGCATAACCCCTTGCGCCGCCAATGGCCCCGTCGCTGTATTTGGTGAACTTCCAGCGTTCAGGGGCAGTAATGAGGTTTTCAAGCCATTGTCCATATTCGCTGACAACATCTATCAAGTCATTGTCAATGCGATAATCTATTTCGTTTCTTGTCATCCAAAATTCGCCCTCAGTGGATTCAACTAAATAATGATCCAGTAATTGACGAATGAACGAGCGCAAAAGGTACAGTGTATTTTCAAACGTGCTTTCGGTTCCCAGTACTTCCGGTGGGCAATTCTCGCAGGTGTTGCGATCAAATGCCACAACCAACAAATCCAAGTAAATGCGGTCGCTTTTGATGGAGTTGGTATAAGCTCCTGTTTCCTGTATCACAATCCCAGGGTATTCAAACACCATCTTGGATGGATCACTACCCGCCGCCTCCCAATTCCGGGAAAAGAACCGCCCCGCTTTGTAATCTCCATACGTGGCCCCCAACGACGGGTGCATGACGCTTGGTTGCATATCATCCACAAAAGCAGCAAAGGAGTTAACCCGGTGAGGCACCCCTTTTTTGTTCTGTTCCCGTGATGCCATTTGAGCCACGATCTTGCGGCAAATGGCGATGAAGTCATTTTTGGTTAGTACTTTCACACCCGTGAATTTTTAAGTGAAGTAAGAAAAACAAAATCCTCAAAGTCGCTCTTCCAAAGTGATTCCATTCCTCCGATGTACCATTGTTCCCGTAAAGCCGCATCAAGTAGCAACCGCCACCCCATCAACTCAAACGCTTCCCGCGCCGCCGCTTCACGATCCCTGGTTTCTTTCGACTTAGTTCCTCCACCCTGATAGGGCGAGCCGTTCCAGAAGAATTGGTAATCTGGTTTTGAAGCCAAAGCAAGTACGAATTGATCAAAAAAAAACGAAGGGTTAAAACTTCGGCGGCGGTTACGGTTCTGAAAGTTTGCATCCTATCGTTTAGGAAAGATTCCAACTCTTTGCGGTTCCAGGGTAACGCCTCCCCTTTCTTGCGTACAAGTATTGCCAATTCTCGCAGTCCCAAAGTGAAGTCCATACTACCAAGGGCAAACTTTTTTTCTTCCAGATTCTTCTCTGCTATGCGTCGGAACTCAAGTACTTCGATTGCTTCACCCGTACTCACCCCTTCCAGCGTCAAAAACTTAGCGGCCTTGAGTTGGTCAAGTTGGTATTCTTCGCCACCAATCACCAACTTGAAAACTTTAGCCTCAAGCGTTTCGGGCTTGAAGGTGTTGATAATTGTGTTCAGGTGTGCGTATAGGCGCATAACGGACAGATCGTCTCCTAGTGTGACAGTAAAGCCGCTTATAAACAATTCCTCAAGCGGTTCATCAAGTGAAAACGGTAAATCCCAAATCCATTCCCCGTACACGTAAGCCAATGCCCTGGTGATTGAAACTATTGCGGCTTGACTGTCTTCAGCTTCTTGTGCGGTAAAGTATTCCTGCTCCTGGTCTTTGAAGTCGCAAAACGCCTCCCATGGTATTTCATGTGCGGTAAGTGGTAGATTGATTGTGGCCCCGTTGGATAGTTGTGCAATCATTATCCGCAAGATTCGCATTCGCCTGACGTTTCCCGCCCGGCTTTGGCTGAGTAATCGGGTTCTTTTCTATACTCGCTTGCTGTTTTAGCGGGCTTTGCGGGTATCTCTTTGGGTTGGTGATTGAGTCCTTCCTGATTCAAAAAGAAGTCCACAACGCGAGGTTTATCCGCTATGTAGAACTCACCCAAGGAAAGCATCATTGAACGCCAATACTGCGCCCTAAACCCTGCTTTCTTGGCATCTTCGTAGGCTCCCATGAGTGCGTTAAATATCGCCTCTGCTTCGGGGTGTACCCACTCGCTTTGTTGGCCTTCTCCTGTTTGCTCAATTTCGGTTTTGACTTTTGCCATTATGTTTGATTTATCCTTTACCTGTTTTCATTTCCCCCGGCCTTGGAACATGCTTCACAATCCAGGTGAACCCATACCGCCCAGCGTCCAAGCTGTTGTTATATTGATCTATTGGGGTATCACTTTTCTTGTCAGCCCATACGTAGTTATCAAGCTCGTTTTTGATGTTGGGACTGTCGGACGTGACAATGATTTCGTAATCCTTCATGTCCTTGATGCCCTGAATAATGGAGTTTGGCCCCTTCTTCGCCTCAATAACCCTGAACCCCTTGGACCTCAAAAACATCACGGTCCTCTTTTCGTTGGTGTCCGATACAATGGGTTTGCTCTTATCCGGTATCGCGTCGGTCATCATCCTCAGAAGCCCCTCGTTTGAAAGCTCCGTTTCATAAATCAATTCCTTTAGGTAAATCTTTTTCCGCTTTCGATCCACTGCAATCTTCACAAGTGCCAACGGATCAGGGAAGTACCCAAAGTCCATAGCGTAAATATACGGCAACTTTTCGTCAAATACACCCTCGCTCCAATCCTCATAAATTACACCCTCTGCTTTTTCGATCCATTGGCCTATGATGTAGTGGGCGTACTTCTTTGGGTTATTGGCCTTGAGGTCGTAGATACGACGTAGGTAAGACTCTGAAAGGTTGTCTTTGTTGTCCAGGTACGTGACGTGTATGTGCGTCACGTCGGGGTGTGTGGAGATTGAAACAGGCACCCCGTCAATTATTTCCGTTCGCCTGGTGTCTTGAATCCAACGCTTATAAACCCAATGGTTTTTATTCGTTGGGTTCATAATCAAAATAATCAGGTTTGTTTTGTTTTTATCCCTGATCGAAAGGTCGATCTTGTCAAATTCATCCTCGTTAGTCAATTCCTCAGCTTCATCGAGCACAAAAATATTGGCCTTGATTGACTTGAGCTTTGCGGTTTGGGACTTGGAACCGGATTTCAAACCCCTGAACGATACGGCTGATCCGGTGGACCCGCAATACACATCATTTTTCTTTTGGGTAAAGTAGGGATGAAGGTTTTGAATGTCGATCTTTTCAGCAAATTCCAGGACTACCGAATCATTAGCCGCCGCCATGGTGTAGCGGGTATACAAGATGCGCTGATTGTGGTGCTCTGCCATGATGCGAGAGCAAAGAAGAGTAATGGCAAAAGACTTCGCAGCACCACGCCCACCAGATAGCAGTACATAGCGAGTTTTTGGAGCTTCAAAAAGGGGGGCAAACTTTTCATTTACTCGGATTTCACCCATACTATTTTTGGAATGTCTGCTAGTTCCGTGGTGCCTCCTATGGCCCCGATCTCAACCAACTTTCTACCGTATCCCCTACTTGCGCCCTTGGTTTCCAAATACCATTTGATCAAAACGTTGTCGCCTTTTTCAATGGCTTTCATTAGGGCATTTTCGGCAATGTCTATGTTTTCTTCTTGCAGTCTCATTACCGCGTCCCGGTAGGCTTCGTCTTTCTCCATCCAACGCATATGGGTGCTTCTATCTATCCCGACTTCTTTGGCTGCGTACTTGATGATGCAATAATGTTCGGCAAGAGCGGCCAACATAGCCGCCTTTTGAGTTGCAATGGTCTGTTTTCGTGACTCACTTGCTCTTTGCCTTTCCTCTGCTGTGAATCCCCGTTTTCCCATGTAAAAGGCTTTTGATAGTTGAAACAATACGATCCAAATTGTAGATGGCCCTATACAAAGATTCGTCAATCATGTTTTGCCGTGGCCTATTCTCCCAGATATGGACAGTGTTTTCGTTGATGGTAAACCAAACTTCCTTGTCTCTGAATGTATTGTGCTTTGATATTTTGCAAGTCCCATATGCAGCAACATTACTCGAAAGCTCATGAAGTTGAATGTCGCTTGCTGTGGTTGTGTGCCAATCCCCATTATCCAAGGCCATGT